GTCTTTCCGCCGAAAAGAACCGTACTACTAAGGATGAAACATGGCTATTGAGAAGTCACTATACGCAGCCCCACAAGGCTTGGAAGAACTTGCCGCGATGGACGGCGCGTCTCCTCAGATTGAGATCGAGATCGAAGACCCTGAGTCAGTAACAATTGGCATGGACGGGTTGGAAATTGAGATCGACCCTGATGCAGAAGGGGAAGACGAGTTCAACATCAACTTGGCTGAAGAGATCAGCGAAGAGGTTTTGCAGAGTCTGGCCGAAGATTTGATCAGCGACTATGACGAGGACGTAGCCAGCCGCAAGGACTGGATGCAGACTTATGTCGATGGCCTAGAACTGCTAGGCATGAAGATCGAAGAGCGAACGGAGCCGTGGGAAGGCGCGTGTGGTGTGTTCCACCCCATGCTGTCTGAGGCGCTGGTGAAGTTTCAGTCCGAGACCATGATGGCAACGTTCCCAGCCGCTGGGCCAGTCAAGACCCAGATCATCGGTAAAGAGACCCCTGCCAAGAAAGAGTCTGCCCAGCGCGTGGCAGACGACATGAACTACCAGTTGACGGACGTGATGAAGGAATACAGGCCAGAGCATGAGCGCATGTTGTGGGGTCTGGGTCTGTCTGGCAATGCGTTCAAGAAGGTGTATTTCGATCCGTCACTGGATCGTCAGGTGTCGTTCTTCGTTCCTGCGGAAGACATCGTTGTGCCTTACGGCGCGTCCAACTTGCAGTCTTCTCCTCGCATTACCCATGTGATGCGCAAGACCGAGAACGAGTTGCGCAAGCTGCAAGTGGCAGGGTTCTACCGCGACATTGACTTGGGCACACCGGATAACGTGCTCGATGAAGTTGAGAAGAAGATTGCCGAGAAGATGGGCTTCAGGGCCACGTCTGATAACCGCTTCAAACTCTTGGAGATGAACGTAGACCTCGACCTTGAGGGCTATGAGCATAAGGACAAGAAGGGCGAGAAGACGGGCATTGCCTTGCCGTATGTGATTACCCTTGAAAAAGGAACCAGCAACGTGCTGGCTATTCGCCGCAACTGGGAGCCTGATGATGACACCTACGCAAAACGCCAACACTTCGTCCATTACGGATACGTTCCGGGATTTGGCTTCTACTGTTTTGGTCTCATTCACCTCATCGGCGCTTTTGCTAAGTCAGGCACTTCTCTTATTCGTCAGCTTGTCGATGCTGGTACTCTAAGTAACCTGCCCGGTGGCTTCAAGACTCGCGGCATGCGGGTTAAGGGAGACGATACACCGATTGCTCCGGGCGAGTGGCGCGATGCGGACGTGGCCAGCGGCACACTTAAAGACAACTTGCTGCCCCTGCCGTACAAAGAGCCTAGCCAGACACTGATGGCTCTGCTTGGTCAGATCGTTGAAGAGGGCAGACGTTTTGCCAACACGGCTGACTTGACGCTCAGTGACATGAGTGCGCAAGCGCCTGTGGGTACTACCTTGGCGATTCTGGAGAGAACGCTCAAGAACATGTCGGCTATTCAGGCACGTGTGCACTACTCGATGAAGCAAGAGTTGGGTCTGCTCAAGAACATCATCGCTGAGTACACACCTGACGATTACGACTACCAGCCAAGCGAAGGCTCACGCAAAGCCAAGAAGTCTGACTACGATGACGTTGATGTCATTCCAGTCAGTGATCCTAATGCGTCAACGATGGCGCAGAAGATTGTGCAGTACCAAGCGGTCTTGCAGTTGGCCCAAGGTGCGCCGCAGTTGTACAACTTGCCACTCTTGCACCGCCAGATGCTGGAGGTGTTGGGTATCAAGGATGCGGCCAAGCTCGTGCCGATGGACGATGACCAGAGGCCCACAGACCCTGTGTCGGAGAACCAGAACGTGCTCAAGGGCAAGCCGGTCAAGGCGTTTATTTCTCAAGACCACAAGGCGCACATCACGGTTCACATGGCCGCGATGCAAGACCCCAAGATCATGGCGCTCTTGCAAAACAACCCACAGGCACCTGCGATGCAGTCAGCCATGATGGCTCACATCAACGAGCACTTAGGGTTTGAGTATCGCAAGCAGATCGAGCAGACGCTTGGTATGCAGTTGCCAGCGCAGATAGACGAGTCGGGCGAGGAAGTTCAGATGTCTCCAGAGGTGGAAGCGCGGCTGTCTCCGATGTTGGCGCAGGCTGCGCAACAGTTGCTCCAGAAGAATACGCAAGAGGCACAGCAGGCTCAGGCGCAACAACAAGCGCAAGACCCGATTGTCCAAATGCAGATGAAAGAGCTTCAACTCAAAGAGCAAGACAACCAGCGCAAAGCCGCCAAAGATCAGGCCGACAACGCTATCAAAGCAGCGCAGCAGCAGATTGAGCGTGAGCGCATTCAGGCACAGACCGCCACTGATGACAAGCGCCTCAAGTTGGATGCAGTGAAGACCGCTGTGCAGATGAACGCTGATAAGGAAGGCCGCATGATGGACAGGGGTGTGGACATCCTGAAGCAACTCTCTAACAAGAGCCATGAAGAGCAACTGCGTCAAATGCAGGAGCGTATTCAGATGCGGCAACAAAACAAACCAACGAAAGGTGAATGATGAACGCATTTGAGGTTCTTATCCAACAAGCGGACGAGAAAATCGGGCAACTCAAAGAGTACTTGGCCGAGGGCAAGGCTGAGTCCTTTGAGGAGTACAAGAAACTGTGTGGTGAGATTCGCGGTCTACTCATCATGCGGGGATACACCCTAGACCTGAAACATAGAATGGAGACTTCGGATGACTAGTTCAATCCTGTTAGCTACAGACGCTAACAACCCACGAGTTGTGGGAGCCTATAACTTTGCTGCAACCGCAGAGGAAAAAGGCAAACAACTGCCCCGCCCATCGGGCTATCGGATTCTTTGCGCCATACCAGAGGCGGAAGCAGAATTTGAGGACAGTGAAGTAGGCTTGATTAAAGCTGATGAAACTATGCGCAACGAGGAGACCCTCACAACGGTCTTGTTTGTTGTTGATATGGGGCCAGACTGCTATCAAGACCCATCTAAGTTCCCTAACGGGCCGTGGTGTAAGCAGGGCGATTTTGTCCTTGTGCGCCCACATTCAGGTTCTCGCTTGGTCATACATGGCCGTGAGTTCCGCATCATCAATGACGATACTGTCGAGGCCGTTGTAGACGATCCTCGTGGCATCAAACGCAAATAAAAGGAGCACAAAATGCCTTCATTTGACAAAGACGACTTCAAGTTCCCAGATGAAATTGAAGATAAGGGTAAACCCGCACAAAACGCGGAACCCGAGATTGAGATCGAGATTGAAGACGATGCCCCGGCTGAAGACCGTGGCCGTCAACCCCTGCCCAAGCCCCTCGTTGAGGAGTTGGAGAAGGACGAACTCGACCAATACGATGACAACGTTAAGACCAAACTCAAGCAAATGCGCAAGGTTTGGCATGACGAGCGCCGTGAGAAAGAGTCCGCAATACGCGAACAACACGAAGCTGTTGGTTTGGCACAACGCCTGCTTGAAGAGAATAAGCGCATCAAAGGCATTCTAAGTACGGGTGAGAAGGAATACGTCACTACCATTCAGAGCAATGCTGATATGGAGTTGAAGATTGCCCAGCGTGCTTACAAAGAAGCCTATGAGGCGGGTGATTCTGACAAGATGATGGAGGCCAACCAAGCGTTGCAAATGGCCAACCTGAAATCCATGCAGGTAAAAAACTTTCGCATGCCCTCTTTACAAGAGGACGAAACCCCTGTACAACAGCAACCTGTGCAGTATCAACCTGCACCGTATGTACCCGATCCGGACAATAAAGCAGTAGCGTGGCAAAAGCGTAATAGCTGGTTTGGACAGGATCGAGGTATGACGGCCTTTGCTTTAGGTTTACACGAAGACCTGAAAGACAATGGTGTAGAGGTTGGTTCTGAAGAGTATTACCGCGAATTGGACAATACAATGCGCAAACGGTTTTCAGAGAAATTTGAAAGCCCAGAAGACAATAGACAAAGCCGCACAAGACTCGGTACCGTTGTCGCCCCGGCAGTTCGTAGCACGGCCCCCACCAAGGTCAAGCTAAAGCAAAGCCAAGTAAACCTCGCCAAAAAGCTAGGTTTAACGCCCGAGCAATACGTAAAGGCACAACTTGAATTGGAGGCCCGTAATGGCTGATATCAAAGACAACAAACTCACACGCGAGTTGACAACACGTGCGGTATATGAGCGTCCTAAGCAGTGGGCGCAACCTGACCTGTTACCCGAGCCAGACAAAGAGCCGGGTTACAACTACCGCTGGATTCGTGTTTCGACAATGAACAACGCTGACCCACGTAACTTATCGGCCAAACTCCGAGAAGGTTGGGAGCCTGTTGCGCTCGAAGAACAACCCAAATTTAGACTGTTAGCCGATCCCAATAGTCGTTTTAAGGACAACATTGAGGTTGGTGGGCTATTGCTTTGCAAGACACCTACTGAGTTTGTGCAGCAGCGAAATAACCATTTCGCCAAAGTTACGCAATCTCAGACAGATGCTGTGGACAATAGTTTCATGCGTCAAAGCGATGCGCGGATGCCGCTCTTCCAAGAGCGTAAGTCTTCGTCCAGCTTTGGCAAAGGTACTTAAATTTTTTAAGGAGTCTTAAATGGCTTATCCCGTCGTCTCGGCCCCCTACGGCCTAAAGCCGATCAACCTGATCGGTGGTCAGGTATTTGCGGGTTCTACCCGTATTTACTCGATTCAGTATGGTTTTGCGTCAAACATCTTTTACGGTGATTTGGTCAATATTGTTCGTGGTTCTATTGTTAAGAACACTGACACTACTGACTCTACTGGCAATGGTTTGGTTGGTGTGTTCTTGGGTTGTGAATATACAAACCCTACAACTAAGCAAACGCAATTTGCTCAGTACTGGCCCTCTGGTACTACTGCTACTGGAAGGGCTATCGTTTGCGATGATCCTGACACAGTGTTCAAAGTGGTTATGTGCTCCGCAACCACGGTGATTGCTTCTGCTTCTACTGCCATGCTAGGTCAAAACTTTGGCTTGATTCAAAATGCAGGTAACGTCAACACAGGTAATTCTGCTGTTGCCGCTCTGTATGGCGCGTCTACTACAAGTGCTGACTTTGCTTTGCGTGCAGTTGGTTTGGTTGAGGAAACTGCCATTCAAACTAGCGCAACTGGTTCGTCTTCCTCTACTACTATCACGCTCACTACGGCTTTGCCTAACGCCTTGGTGGTGGGTACAGAAGTTGGCTATCTTGCTGCTAATGGTCAGTACATTCAATCTGGTTCGTTTGTGTCTGCCGCTGCGGCTGCTGGCGCAACAACAGTGACCATCAATTCTGCGATTGCAGTCCCCGGCAGTGTTACGGCTATTCCAGCCGCTTCCACTATTCTTTTCACCCAGTATCCAGAAATGCTTGTCAAACTCAACTTTGGCACCCATTCCTACTACACTGCCACAGCGGTCTAAGGAGCTAAATCATGGCTATTTCACGCGCACAACTACTGAAAGAGTTGCTCCCCGGTCTGAACGCATTGTTTGGTCTGGAATACGCTAAGTACGGCGAAGAGCACAAGGAAATCTACGAAACAGAGACATCTGAGCGTAGCTTTGAAGAAGAGACCAAACTGTCTGGTTTCTCTGCTGCACCAGTCAAAAACGAGGGTTCTGCCATCGCTTATGACAATGCACAGGAAGCATGGACAGCACGGTACAACCACGAAACCATCGCTCTGGGTTTCTCGCTGACCGAAGAGGCCATCGAGGACAACTTGTACGACAGCCTGTCTGCTCGTTACACCAAAGCTCTGGCTCGTGCTATGGCCTACACCAAGCAAGTTAAAGCTGCTGCTGTTCTAAACAACGGCTTCAGCAATGCTTACGCTGGTGGTGACGGTGTTGCTCTGTTCAGTGCTGCACACCCTCTGGTGTCTGGTGGTACTAACAGCAACGTCCCATCTACCCCTGCCGACCTGAACGAGACTTCTCTTGAGAATGCCGTTATTCAGATCAGCTTGTGGACAGATGAGCGTGGCCTGTTGATCGCTGCCAAGCCTGCCAAGTTGGTGGTTCCACCTGCGCTCCAGTTCACGGCAACTCGTTTGCTTGAGACTGAACTGCGTGTGGCTACCGCTGACAACGATATCAATGCATTGAAGAACAATGGCTCTATCCCCGGTGGATATACCATTAACCACTTCTTGACTGATACCAACGCTTGGTTCTTGTGCACAGACGTGCCTAACGGTATGAAGCACTTTGTGCGTTCGCCTTTGGCTCAGTCAATGGACGGTGACTTCGATACAGGTAACGTCCGTTACAAGTCTCGTGAGCGTTACAGCTTCGGCTGGTCTGACCCTCTGGGCATGTTCGGCTCGTCCGGTGCTTAATATTTCTTAGGAAATATTTGG